ACATGGCCGGGGCGCGGGTGCGCCTTGCCGCTGTGAATCCAGCTCTTGCGCAGACCAGGTCGCCGCGCGAATTTGGCGAGCATCGTTTCGTACTGCGCCGCCGAGTACACGCGCCCGATCTCGGTATAGGCGATCGTCATCGCTCGGCTGCGCGGCGCGCCGCCGAGTATGTCCTGGATGTCGCTGATCGTGTCGGCCATCGATCGCACGCCGAGCAGCTGCTGCGTCAAAGCCGTGTTGATCTGGGCGATCGCCGCACGGGTAACGTCGGCGATCTTGTGCGTCATGAACTGCTCGATCGACACCAGCATGCGTTCGCTGATGCGCGGCGCGAGGCCCACGTCGCCCAGCTGCTCGCCGACGATCTCGATGCCTCCGGTCCACACCTCGCCGGCCGCGTCGCGCATCGCCTGGTCGGCGGCATTCTGGAATACGACCAGGACGCGCGAGATCTCCGCGCGCTGGCGCGCCAGGCGCCGCGCCGCGTCGGCACTTGTAATGCCCTGCAGGGATTCGTCGATCAGATCGCGCGCGATCTTCAGCTGCTTGAGGATTTCGAGCAGCAGCGCGCGCCGGATCGCCGGCAATGGCTGCGTGGCCATCGCCGGTTATGCCGCAGCGGCAGCCGCGGCCTTCTTCTTCGCCGGCGGGGGCGGTGGCAGCCGTTTCGTTTCGTTGACATCCAGGCCGTCGAGGTTGTCGCCACCCTTGGCGGCGAGCTCGGCTTCCGCATCCGCCAGCTCGGTCTTGACGTCGATCTCCACGCCCAGGCGAATCGCCATTGCCGCGATGATGCGCAGCGACGTCTCTCGCGTCAGCAAACCTTCTTGCATGGCGATCGCGCAGGCAGCGGTCACCTGCTGGATCGCGGCGGCGTAGCTGGTCGTGTCCTTCGCGGTCAGCTCCGGCCATTCGACCTTCAGCGATCCCAGGATCGCGGCCTGCTTGTCCGTCATCTCCTTGTCGAGCGCGCCCCATTTCGACCGGATAACGTAGTAGCCGATCGATTCGAGCATGTAGCCGATATACGCGCGGCGCATCAGCATTTTTTTCTCGGTCGGCTCGGTCATGCTGTCGCCGGTCGCACGGTTGACGTTTTCGGCGCCGCCGAACCAATGCTCCGGCAGCACGGCGCCGCCGAGCATCTGGTTGCGGAACAGCCGCGCGATGCGCTCCATGTCGTAGGCGTTGAGCTGTGGCGCAATGGCTTCCCATACCTCCGCATCGTTGTGCACCCGCGTTGCGCCGGATTTTGGCGAGGTGATCTTCCTCGCCTTCTCCTTCACCTCCTCGGGCGTCGCGCCTTTCAGCGTCACGTCCCACATGTAGGCGCGCATGCCGAGCGAGCGATCGACCTCCCCGAAGAGCAGCTGCTCGTAGGAGTCGAGCCAATCGATCTGCGCGAGCAGATCGCTGCGCCCGCGCGTCGCGCTGCTCAGTTCGTTCACGCGGAAATAAAAGCAGTTGCCGTCCGTCATCGATTCGCGGATGCCGCGCGCCGTTTCCGCGAACGCGGTCTCCGGTACGTTGACAATCACGCGGAACCGCTTCGACTTCCCCTTTTTGTCACGCCGCGTGACGATGCCGATCGGCTGCTCGCGGTTGTCCGGGTCGGTCACCACCGTCTCGATCAGCGACGGGTCGAGGTAGCCGATGCGCACGAAGCCGCTGGAGTCATCCTCGAAGGTCGGATAGCACTGCTCGCCAAACAGCGCGAGTTCGCGCACTCGCTTGGGCAGCTTCAGATCCCACGCATTGAGGCCATCCTTCCAGTGCGCATCGAGCGCCGCCTTTGCGTCGTCATCATCAACGCGCCAGGTCACGCCCTGGGCGAGCATGTACGCCAGCGGGATCTCAATGATGAAATTCGCCAGCAGGTTTGTCTCCCACTGGTAGTGCGCCAGGCGCTGCATCCGATCGTGCGTCATCGGCGACAGGTCGCGCTGGCCGTCGCCGGTCAAGCGACGCCAGCCGGCATCGTCATCCTCGATCGTCTGGCCGGCGGCTTCGCGCATAGGTACCGACGTCATGAGATCGACCGCCTTCTCCAACTCGGCCGCTCGGGCCAGCTCGGCTTTTGGGAGCCGGCCACTTGAGCTCGTTTTGGTGCGTTTCGATGCCTTCACGGTATTGCACTCCAGAAAACAGGGCTCAATTGCGGCAAATACCGCACAGGACTTTTCGCAAAATGAGACGAAAAGAAATTGCGGGCACTCATGGCGCTTCGGCCCTCGATCGCGCCACAGGCCCGCGCAGGCGGTCGGCCCCCGAACCGAACATCGAGGAGCGGCGACGGCCGCGCATCGCGTCCGGGATCGCGTCGGCCGGATCGGGATCTACCGTGGCGCCGGCGGAAGGCTGCAACTGCGACTCAGCGGCATGCAGCGCGAGCATATGCGCCCAAAACTCATCCGCGTGACCGGCTTCGTTTCGATCGGCGTCGAAGCGCGGGTTGCCGGCGATCGTCGTCACGCGCCGCACGGCATGATGGCTCTCGCGGATGTCGCGCGTCTGCGGAATGCGCACGCGCTTGTCCTCGAACATCTGCTTGCCGTGCGTGGCCAGGTGCTGCTTGACCTCGCCGGTGAACGTCACGCCCTCGACGCGGTACTCGCCCCAGCGGCGCTGCGCCTCCTCGACGATCGGCATGCCCAGGCCCGTCTTGTCGATGCAGGCGCGGCGCACGTTGTACCAGGCCATCAACTTGTCGAACGAGTCGAGCTGCTCGGCGAAACTCGTGCGCCGGAATGTGCGCACTTCGCGCGTGATCATCACGTCGCCGACAAGCTCGTCGACCCACTGCACGGACTTGTCGCCGGTGCGCGCCACGTCCCATCCCAGGAAGCACGTGTCGCCCTGGTAGTTCTCCGGCTTGCCGGCGTCGGCCGACTCGCACGCAACGATCAGTTCCCACGGCAACCAAGCCGATGCTTCGTCGATCGGGTTGCACATGTATTCCTGCTGCCAGGTGTCTTCATCGCCGCACGCTTCGCGCTCGGCTTCTAGCCACGCCTGGCGTTCGGCGAAAGTGAGCTTGCGGCCGAGGATGCGATCGGCCAGGCCGTCCATCACGGCATCGACGATCGTCGTGGTGTGCAAGCTCCATGTCGGCTTGCGTCCTTCCGCGATCGCCTTCTTCGCGTCGCTCACCATGCGGTAGTAGCGATTGCCCTTGCCGTTGTAGGTGCTGATGATGCGGACCGGGTAACCCCACGTGATGATCGGGCGCGCGGCTTTCCACATCGCTTCCTGGTCGGCATGGAAGGCGAACTCGTCGAGCACCAGCTTGCCGCCCTTCGAGCGGAATGCTTTCGGATTCGAGGACAGCGCGTTGATGCGCCGGCCGGTCGCGAACTGCACCGTCAGCGCCTTGATGTCGTCGTTCTTGCTGATCACCGTTTCGCCCAGGTCCTGCGCGGCGATGTTCAGGATGCGCGCCCACTGCGCTACATAGAGGATGTATTCCTTCGCCGCGCTCTCGTCGGCCGAAGAGAACCAGACATCGAGCGGCTTGTCCGCGCGCGCGGCGTCGAGCGTGTCCTCGTAGCTCTGCACGTAGGACATGCCGATGCGGCGCGACTTCTCGTCGATCTTGTAGCGCGCCTGGTCCTGCAGCCAGCGCACCTGATACGGCAGGAAGTAGGTGGAAAGAGACGTGCTCACCGGCGATTCCTGGCGCGAGCGCGCTTCCCGTTCTTGTTTTTAGAGCGTCGAATTTCGCGGCAGTTCTTGCGCCCTGAACATGGCGCATCGCGCGGAGACGAAACGCGCGGGCCGGCCAAGCGAGCGATGCGATCGTCTCGAACCTCGGCGAGCGGCACGCTGAAGGCAACAGCCGCCAACGCGATGGCGAGCGAATGGCTGCGCGGGTTCACAGCAGCCGCAGCTCGCGCTGAATTTCGTCGATCGACGCTTGCGACAAGCCGAGCCGGCTGCCGACCTCGCCGGTCTTCTCGGCCGCGGCCTCGGCAAACATCTTGCGGTCGCGCAGGCGACGCTCGCTGCTCTTCTTCGCGCTGTTCTCGATCGACTCGAGCGCCTTGGCGAACAGCATCAGATCCATCGCGCCGAGTTTCTTCGCCGGCTTGGCGCCCGGCTCGGGCTCCTGCAGCTGCTGCTCGGCGACCTGGTCGAGCGTCGTGAACGCGATGCCGGTGAGCATCTGCGACAGCAGTGTCGCCACATCGCCCTTCGAGTTCTCGCCCAGCTCCGTAACCCAGCGGCCCGCAACTTCCTGCGCTTCGCGATAGCGCTGCATCTGCTCGCGCGCGCTCTTCACGTACCGGCCGACCGCCGACTTCGACACATCGGCGTCGAGCTCGTTGAGCTTGTCCGTGATCTCGTGGATCGTCTTGCCTTCGCGGATCAGGCGATGGCAGATGTCCGCGAGCTCGCGCGGCAGCTTGGCAATGGTCGAGCGCGCGGCCATTACCAGTGCTTCGCCACATAGACGATCACGCCGACGACAATGGCGACGCCGACGATAGCCTTCAGCACGACCGAAATTACCATCGCGCGGAACGCGCGTTCGATATCGCTCATGGCCTCAATCCTCTATGAACTGGATGCCGGGGAAGTCCAGGTCTCCGGTCGTGATGTCGCGACCGCGCGGCGTGATCTTCACGAACTGCACGCCGCTGACATCGCGCGTCTGCACCAGGCCGTGGCGCGAGAGCCAGTGCACGTCGACGGCGTGCGTGTCTTCGTCGGTCTTGTAGCCGAAGTCGCGCAGCGTCTGGCGCAGCAGCGGCGCGGACATGCCGGCGTTGTTGCTCGCGAGCAGCAGCTTGAGGATACGGCCGCGGCGATATGGCATGGATTCCAAGTTGAGATTTATCACGGACGTTCACTCCGGCGTAGGGCGAGGTTGTCTTGCACCAGGCGCTGCAGCACTTTCAGCTGCTCGCCAAGTCCCCGGTTTTCCGCTGTCGATTGCGCGCGCGCCGCGGCCAGCTCTTCGGCCACCGTGTTGATGCGCGTATGCAGCGCGCCCAGGTCGCGCGGTCGCAGCACGTGCTTCTCTTCGTTCTCCTGGTGCGATTCGAGCCGGGCGATGTCTTCCCGGATGCTTTCGACTTGTCCCTGCCTCTCGCTCTGCACGGACTCAATGCGCTTGACGCCGGCGCTCACGTCGCCCAGCGTGCGATGCATTCCGGAGACCGTTTGGCGCAGCTGCGCGATCGAACGGTCGCTGTGATCCTTGACCGCGATATCGCCGTCGACGATGGTCTTGTTCGCCGCGCGCCAGATCCGCAAGCAGATGATGGCCGAGCCGATCGAGGCGATGCCCGCTATCAAAGTGACAACCGCAGTCCAGTCCGTTTCATGCCCCATTGCGCCGCACCTTCGAGATCTCGTCTTTCAACTCGGTCGCGCACACCCGCTTGATGCGCGCGTGCATCCTCAGCAAACGACGCTCCATGTCGTTCAGATCATTCTTGCCGTCAGCTTGCGTTTCGTACCCGGACGCCTCGCGCTCCCAACGCAACGCCATCTGGTGCAGCGGCGTATCCCGCTCAGCCGTCATCGTTTACGGGGCCGAGCGAGCGCAGCTGCGTCTTGTCGGCATCGCACTCGCCCAGGGCGTTGCGATAGCCGAGCTTGATTTCGTTCAACTGCTCGTTGCAGAACTCGCGGTGCCCGTTGCCGTTCTGATCCGCGCGCCAGCAAGCGGGGTCCGGCTCGACGTACGTGCACGGCTGCACCAGCTTCTTCGGCAGCGGTGCGCGCTGATATTTCGGCACCTCGACGGTTTCGGTCTTCACCACCGTGCGCGTGGGCAGCAGATCGCAGCCTGTGGCGAGCAGCATGAACAACACAACGAAGACCGCGACAAGGATTTTCCGGAAGGTAAGCCGTTGCACTCGCGCCGACTCGTAGAGGTAGCCGGCAACGCCCAGGCCAATAACCAGGCCGATGAGCATGTGGCCGGAATGGCCCGCGAAATCGGGAGGCGTGGTAACGCTGCAGCCGGTCAAGCAGAGCAGCGTTATGGCGCCGACAACGATCATGATCGCAATCGCCGCGTATATGAGCAGCATGCAAAGCGCGCCAGCGGCGGCGGTGGCGATCACGCGCATGGCGCATGCACAGACATTCGTCTTCATAGCGAATTCACCCAGCACAGCGTCACGGCGGCAAGAACGATCACGATCACGATCGCCGCAACCACGGCGCCGGCAGAATCGCGATCGTCTTTCTGCTCATCGATGTCGATCACGGAAAGCTCCCGCACGCAGCTTCCTTCGCCCATTGCTTGCACTCGTCGCTGGTCATCGTCTGCTTGAGCGCGCGCAGTGCGGCCTCGTAGGTGTCCTTCGCCTTGGCGGCGACGGCTTCGCGGTCCTTGAGTGCCTTCGCCTGGGCAAACTGGTCGACGGTCTGATTCGTCTCGCATTGCGCCAGGCTCATCTTGAGCGCGGTGATCGTCTTGCCGTTGGAGTCGTTAGCATCCTTCTCCTTCGACAGATCCACGGCCTGGGCAAGAGTGCCCGCGTGGTACGCCATGTAGTGGCTGCCACCGAGCGCCAGGACGATCGCCGCGATCAGGAGGGTCTTCACGTGCAGACCTTCTGCCCTGGCCAGCCCGCCGCGATGTAGGCCGGCTCGAACTTGAGCAGGATCTGCGACACGTAGTTGCGGTTCTCGGTGCGTGCGGAGGTGGAGCGCGCCGAAGCGCGCTCCACGTTGCCGAACCATCTATCAGAATCGAGCCCAGCGCTCGACGCTCGGGCGCGATCCCGGCTCACCCAACCGAGGCCGCCGTTGTAGGCAGACAAGGTAAAGGCCCACTGGTCGCACGGGGTGGCGCTGGCGGCGACATGCTCGTGCAGGTAGTGGTCGTAGCACGTGACCGCGCGCACGCTCCAGTTCGGGTCCCAGGCATCGGGCGGCCCGATGTCCGGGCAGATCGAGCGCATCCATTCGGCCGTGTCGGGCGTGAACTGCGCCATGCCGTCCGCATACTGGCTGTGCGCATCCGCCTTCCATCGACTTTCGGTGTGCACCTGGGCGCCGACGCGCGCGACTGCGTCGGCCGAGCCGAAGCGCGAGGTCACCTCGCGCTGCAGCTTGAACCGATACAGGTACGCCGTCTGCGGAATGGTCACCTGGTCGACGGGATAAATCGCAGCGGCCGCGGGCTCACTCGCGGTCGCGGCGTGCCCGCACGTGGCGAGCCCAAGTAGCAAAACGGCGAAGACGCCGATGTATACATATCCCTTTTGCTTCGACGTAAGACCTTTGAACCAAGTTTTGGGACTCACTGGAATAAACCTCCGGCAATGAGAAGCGCGGACACGATGAACGCACGGCGCTTCTCGGATGCCATGCGCTCGATATCCTGCAGTTGGCTGGGGCGGGAGTTCGGATGCAGCAAGCGATCGATCCAGTAGCCCAGGTAGGCCAGCATCGTCTCCTTGCAGATCAACCAGGCGAGCAGCCCGACCTTCACCTTGTCGGTGGTCGGCACCAGCGGGTTCGGGATCGCGACGACCCACAGCGCGGCGAAGCCGAGCAGCAGCAGCGACACGACGCGCAAGCGGTCGCGCACCGCAGTGGTGATCGGGTGGGAAGAGAAAGCCGCGAAGAAAGCTGCGAAGCGCGCGGCGAGAAGCGAGAATTTCGAGGGAGTGTTCATGCCGCGAAGGTTGCGGCATGAACCCTTGGTGAGTCCTTTAACGGACGCTAATCAAACCGCATTGCGCGGGCTGAATCTTCACATACTAGTTCGCGGCGTGCACTTCGAGCAATAGCGCCTTTTCCGCGACGCTCATCTTCTCGCAATTTGCCTGCGTTGATCGCGAGGAGTTCCTGGCAGATTCAAAGCAACTCTGCGCTGAAGAGTAGTACTCGCGTACCGCGCCGAGGAGAGCCTGGCTTGAATTCGCAGATCGCAATGCCGGCGTCGCCGCCTCTTCAAACTTGGATGTCGCCGAGTCCAGGTCCTCCTTGGCAGCCACCATTTTGTGAATATGCTCGTCGGTGGCTTCCCTGCTCGTGAGCACGTCGTAATCCGCGCGCACGCGTGACCCGGCGTCCAGAAGGACATGCACCGGGCCGGGATCATATTTTTGCGGCGCCTCTTTTGCGCCGGCGCTCGCAGCGAGAACAATAAGTATACAAGTCCAGAGCTTCACAATCCGTCCCCGATATTCGTTGAAACCAATTCAAGCAGCGCCGTCATGGCCACGAGAGCCATTAATGTGAAAATCGTGCGCCGGCCACCGCCTTGATTTGAGCGAGGCTCAGTCCTGATTTCACACCGGTCATAGTAGTCATTCGCCGCGACTCGCGCGCGTCCCTTTGCCCGCGTTGTTGTTACAGTTCCCATCTCACACTTCCCCCTGTTTGCGGTCCTCCCTGACTCGGTTATTGCCGCCGCGACCATTCGCGGACGACGAAACCGAACGTAGTATCGCCAAGGCGGGGAATGTCTCACCCCTTTACTTTTTCTTTCGAACGACGCCGCCGCCCTGGATGAAGTCGCGGCCGGCG